CAGTGCTGCTGCCGCACTGCTGGCGCTATTAGCAGCATTATTCTCCGACGTTTTGGCATTCGTCTCAGACGTTTTCGCGTTCGTCTCGGAGGTTTTGGCATTCGTTTCGCTGGTCTTGGCTGCAGTAGCGCTGCTTGCCGCTGCGATCTTAGATGAGTTCGCATTCGTCTCAGAGGTCTTTGCGTTTTTCTCTGATGCTGCCGCTGCAGCGGCGCTGGCTCCTGCCGCACCCGCCTGGGCGATCAGCTTCGTCCAGCTGGGACCCGTCTTTTTCGAGCCGTCTGCCAGGGTTACGGTGACGTCACCAGCACCCGATAAAATAAGGTCCTGGTTGATGATACTGCTTTGCGCCAGGCGAAACCCTTCCGTGACGGCTTTGGCTAAATCGTCATCAAGTGTGGCCATTCGTGATGTCCTTGAAATGAAAAACCCAGCCGGAGCCGGGTTATGTTGTTCTGAGAATTGAGGGAATGGATGAGCTTAATCGTATGCTGCGGTGTTGATGGCAGTAATCGCAATTCCGGTGTTTGTCCCACCAGCAGGACTACCCTGCCCAATCTGGCTACCCTGAGCGTTAATTCTGGTGGTGGTACCGTTGAATGACGCGCCAGCATATGCCGTCACGTTAATTATGACCGGCTGCCCTTGTACAAATACCTGATACAGCGAAGATCCAAGTAACGTAGGGACAATGGCGTATGACCCTGACAATGTCTGGTCGATATTAATGCCCCCGGCGTTCCCCGGCGTTCCGATAGTCACCAGATCGCTTAAAACACGACTTTCATTTGTGAGCACCAGCTTTCCGTTTTCGTCCCATATCGCCATCCCCCAAGCAGGCAGTGTCTGAGGAAATATGGCGAAAACGTAGGCTGTCAGGGTATGACTGTCACCTCTCGGGCTACTCGAGCCCACCCTGATTACGTTCCCCACGCGAGTGGCCCCTACCGTTGCTGCGTTCGACGTTTTGCAAAATACAATAGCCGGATAGCTCGCATCGATGGGGATATCCACGCTGGCACCCTGATAATTTCCGCCTGTATTGACCGAGTTTACCGTAACCTTTTGGTACAGGCAGAACGGCGTTGAGTTAGGCGTGATAAAGGGATTGCCGTTCTCAAGCGTAAATAGCGCACCATAACCCGCCATTATGCTTTCTCCATGAAAACGATGAGCTCGCATTCAGAAGCCGGATAATTACCAACTCCGACACTACTGGCTGCGCTGAGGGAGATGGTGTTACCGCTCGCAACGATCCGACGCCCCACAGTAACTGCGCCCTTATCCAGAGAGATCGCAAACCCGACTTTCATACCCGCGGGGATAGTGAAAGACCAGCTGCCGGAAGTCTGCCCCTGGCTTAGCGGAATGCGACCGACAACAGAAACAGGCTTGATGCCATAGTTATTGGGACGCCCTGCGGCATCCCATGTCTGAATACCAAACGCCATCAAAATACTCCGTCGAGATAGCCGATCTGGACACGCAAAACACCATTCGCGTCTCTGACCGAAATTTTCTGGTGCGTCTGCCGCATTGACCCCTGACCCGGCACCGACCCGTTGTTTTCAAAGCTGCCATCCTTGCCCAGCCTCCAGCCAACGGAGCCAGCGACATAGCCGTTTGACTGGATGTAGTTGCCGATTTTGGCATTATCGATGGACCCGTCCTGGATGAACGCTGATCGCAGGAACATCTGCCCCCCGGTCGCCGCAAACACCAGCTCCTGCCCGGTAGTGGTCGGGTTGTAAACCGCGAAGGTGTCGGCGCTGACGAGAAAGTTAGAGGAGCCTGTGGCATCAATCCCAAGCTGGATACCAGCGATACGTTTAATGCCGTTGGCCTCTACCTGGACTTTAACGCCCCACTGTGCGCTCAGCTTGCCGTTAATATCAGCAACAGCTTTACTGGTCGTCTGGACGTTGGCATTTGTATCGCCAATGGCAGCCGTCACTTGCTCAATGCTGGTCGCCGTGGCGCTCTCCAGATCCGTAACGGCTTTATCAATGCGCGTGATGGCCGCAGCATTGGTCTGACCGTTTTGCTCTACCGTGGCCTTAAGCGTAGTGACCTGCTCCGCCACGGCACTTGTGGCATCCGCAGAGGTCTTCCGGACGTCGCTGATCTCGGCCATCGTTTTCGTTTCACCAACGGCGAACGTCACGCGCTGATCCGAGAACGCCATGAAGTTGGCGAGCGCATTGGTGACGTTGCCTACAATACCGGCATCCCTGCTGGCCGTGTTGCCGTCCACGTCAACCTTCAGACTGTCGATACGGCGGCCCAGCGCACTGTCACCATCCGTACGTGCAGTGGCTTCTGTGCTGATGTCCGCCGTATTCTTGTCAGTCGTGGCCTTAACCGCAGCCAGCGCGGAGGTCTGCGCCTTGTTGTTGTCAGCAACGGCTTTAGTGACCGTCGTGATATCGGCGGTGTTTTTGCCGACAGTCACCTGCAGGCCCGAAAGCGTGGTGGCCTGAGCATCCTGCTCAGTTGTCAGCGTTGCCAGTTCCTGGGTCACAGCGGCATGGTTGTCGTTTACGGTCGATTCCAGCTTCTTCCGCTCCGTCACCTCCGCTTCCTGCGCCGTGATGCGGGCCTGTCGTTCGGTGTACAGCAGGCCCGATGCCAGTTTTGACGGATCGTCACCGGTATAGCCGCCCCGGATCTGAGTCGCCAGCGTCTCGCGCGCCGTGGCTTCAGCCTGATCGCCAGTAACACGGGCTGTCGTTTCCTGCTGCAGCGCTGCCATCCCGGCCCCCGGTGTTGGCCGCCCGACCGCTACCCAGTCAATCAGGTAATAGTTCGTCGCGTCCTGTTTAGTGGACAGGTCCAGTCTGAACTGATTCATCGTGGCTTCGGTCAGCCAGGGGATATTGTCGAACTCCACCGTAGCGATACCGTTGGCGTCATAGGCAGGCTCAGCGACGGTGATCATGTTGGTGTCGTTGAAGCCACCCGTGCCACGCCACCGCAGCTGGCCTGTCCAACCCGGCGCGCCAAATTTCCTGATCCGCAGTTTGATGAAGCGATAGGACGAGGAGTTGATGGCCAGTGATCCCGGTGATGCCACCCACGGATCGGTGGCGTGGTTCGCCGGGCGGATCCACCCGTCAACGAGTGTGGGAGTCCCGTTCCCGGTCCAGCCTTCTACCGTCGAATCGAAGTACCAGATTTTCGCCGGGTCGAACTGGGAGCCGGTACCCGCCGAAATCTGCGCAATCTGCTGCGCCAGCGAGTCAGAGGTGGTCTGAATCGTCTGGTTGACATTGCTGATATCCGCGACGCGCTCGTTCTTCTCGGTCAGCAGCGCCTGCCCCCGCGCCGTTGCTTCGTCGGTGATGGCTTTCTTACGGTCCGTGACCTCCTGTGCAAGGCCCGCTTTTGTCGCCGCAGACTCTGTCGTGACTGCGGTGATGTCGTCGCGCGCAGACTGAAGGTCATCACCCAGATCGGCAATGTCCGACACGAGGTTTTTATAGCCCTCGGTCTGTTCAAGCGTGTCGCCGATCATGTCGAGATAATCACCGGCTTTGGAGCTGGACTGGCCTGCCGCCCACTCTGTCCAGTCTCCGGTGTTGCCGATACGATCCACCAGGCGCGCGCGGTACCACTGGCTGACGCCCGCCCGCATCGGGCCATGCTGGTAATGCGTGGCCGGATACGGCACCAGCGCCAGTAACTGCGGGTTAGCCTTGTCTTCGGTGGTGGCGCGCTGAATCTCGGTGTATGCCGTATCACCTGAGCCATCCGGGAAAGCCCAGGTAATATCGATAGCCCAGACAACATCGTCCGTGGCGGCCAGTGCCTGCGGCGTTCCCGGCCTGCCGTTTTTGCCCGTAAGGTAGGTGGTGTCAGCATAACCCCACGGCGAGCTTGAATCCTGGGCGTTCAGCGCACGCACCCGCACGTCATAACTCCCGGTATAAATCCCCTGCACCGTAAATCCCTGGGCGCTGCTCACCGGAATATTTATCCAGTCGCCATTATCCTTGCGCCACTGCGCCTGGTACCGGATAGCACCATCCACCCTGTCCCAGGAAGCATTCATGGTGGCAACGGTAAGCCCCTGCTCGATGTGGTCTGTTTCGGTGAGGATGATGTTTTTCGGTGCCGGCAGAACGCTTACGGGCGTGACGGTGACTGGAGCCGGGGTAATGCGCACACCGTCATCGATATATCGGTATTTATTCGGGTCATGCTGAACCGCGGTGATTGTGAAACCACCGTTGCTGTCGTCGTTCGCCCGGATGGATGTCACACGAAAATACTGGATAGCCAGGTTGTCGCTGTCGATGGCCCACACTGCGCCGGACTCAGGCGGCAGCCTGAAGGGAGTGGTGACCGTAACAGTCTGTTTGTCTGCGCTGATGGACGCGATTGTCCGCGTCTGCGCCTTGCCGTCCGGCAGGTTGACCACCAGGCGGTCGCCGGCGGCGTAGTCAGCAGGACGATCAAACGTTACGTTACGCCCGCTGACTGCCCGGATACGTCCGCCGTTCTGTTTGCCGGCACGGAATGGATCTGCGATACCGATAATTTCCGCAGGCAGGGGAATATAACCGTCCAGCCCCACACCAAATGACACTGTCCCGTCGCGCGCATTAGACAGCAGCGCCCAGCGGCCCCGGCGGTGCGCTTCACTCTGGGATGTGCAGCCAATCGCCGTCATTGACATCTGGTTGACCTTGTAACGCTTCACCAGGTCGGAATCGTAGACACTCTCAACAGTATCGCTGTAATGGTTCTGAGGATCAGACCAGGACACCAGAGCAGACGAATAGCGGTTTTTGTAGCTGCCGCCGCCGTAGGTAAACAACCCGTCGATCACGTTCGAGGCATGGTAGGTAAAATCCACTTCATCCTGCGGCACATCCGCGCGCACATAAATCTGGTCGTTGCCCCAGAAGGTAATCCCCCGGAATATCGCCGCCAGGTCGCTGAGAACGGTGTAGGCGTCCTGCTGGCTCTGTATGTAGACGTTGCAGGTGAAGCGCGGCTCGGTACCACCCGCCCCGTTCGACACCTTCTGATCGCAGTACTGCGCAATGGCGTACAACTCCCACTTATCGATCATGCCTGCATCGATGCGGGTGCCCATGCCGTAAATCTCATCCAGCACCAGATCGTAAAATACCCAGGCCGGGTTGTTGGTGTAGCCCATTTTGAAGCCACCGGACCAGGTGCCGCTGTAGGTGCGCGTAACCGGGTCGTAGGAGTCCGGGACACGTACCAGTTTGCCCTTCGGCCTGCAGGTCACCTTTGGCGCCCCACTGGTAAACTGGCTGGCATCGACCTCGATATACAGCAGCGCTGTATTGGGATAGCGTAACTTGCTGTCGATCACCTCAGCGAACGAGAACACCTTGAAGGCGTTTATCAGTTTTGAGTTCCCGATGGAATCAGGCGTGATACGACGTACCCGCACAGCCCAGCCAGTAGTGGCCGCTGGCAGGTCTATGCGGATATCGCGCTGGTATTCCGTGGTTGTCTTTCCGTCGAATTTGCCGTTAACCACCGTCTGCCAGGCAGCACCATCAGTCGAGAGATCAACGGCGTACTCCGTGACCGTCCCGACCATGTCGCCGTTGTCTTTATAGGTGTACTGTACAGGCAGGCTCAGCTTAATACGCACGGCATCCAGCATCAGGTTAGAGAACTGGCGTGTCCACGGCGCGGTGGTGGTCACTGTCACGTTTGCCGACATTTCGTTGTCGACTTCCGGCAATCCCTGAATGTAGTCCTGATCCTGAGTGCCCGGGCGAAAATCCCACTTCACGCCGGTGAAGTTGTAGCTGCCGTCGGCGTTCGCCAGCGGGGTGTCGTTTAGGAAGATGTTCTGTGCCGTCAGCTCACCCTGGATTTCACCTTCAGCGATCGCCAGCAACATTTTTAATTTCGCTGTCGACAGCAGGTCATCCGGATCCTCAACAGGAGTGTGCTGTTTAGCGCCACCGCCTTTACGTCCCTGAATAAGGGTTTCATCTTCGGGAAGTCGCATATTTCACCCATAAAAAAAGCCACCCGCAGGTGACCTGTAGCTGACAATAAATTTCACTGCTGGTCGCTGGAGAAGATCCCCGCGCTGATGACTGCCCCGCCGATCTCGCGCTCACCAAAAAACACAGGTACCGGATAACCCACAGCCACGGTATTCACCGGCGCGCCAAAGGCGTAGTTGGGTTTGTTGTCCGTGCTGGACGAGGCACCGACGTTGTATTTCGGCTGTGGGGTAAGCAACTGCACCACTCCGCCCAGCATCATCGACAGACCGAGTCCAGTCAGGGCCGTTGTTGTCGCGGTTGCCGCAGCCGTGCTCAGGCCTATCGCCGTCAGCGAGGCACCCGCGGTAAAATACGCGGCCACGAGAGCCACCGCCCCGATAACGATCTGCAGCACACCGCCGCGCTTTGAACCTTCGATAATGGCTGAAATCCGGTACACCGTACCGCCGCGGGTCATGTCAAACTCGTCGAGGCCGATGTTGTTTTTGCCATTGAAGAAGGCAAAGCGGATCCCCTGCATATGTCCTTCCGACAGGTAGCGTTTAAAACCGGGAACCTGGCTGCACATGGCGCGCAGCATCTCGCACAGGTCCTCAACGTGAAACTTGTGTTCGCGCCCGAACTTTTTCGCCATACGGCCTTCAAGAATCAGAGTTTTCAGCATTCATTAGCTCCCTGTGCCGGACCACACGAACGGTGCGGTCACGGTAATACTTGCCATACGGCACCCGGGCAGACAGGTTGCCGAAATTATGATGCAGCATGATATTGTCCTGGTGCTCGTGATGACCGAGGTAAACAGCCGCGTGGTTGGTTACCTGCGCCTGTATGCGCATCATGATCATATCGCCGGGACGCATATCAGCCGGGTCCACCTGAACAAAACCTTCTGCCTCCCAGTTATCGTCGTAGCGATTTTCGCCCTGCGCCCACCACTCGTACGGTACCGAGTAATCACCCAGGGTGATGCCGTGCTCACGCTGGAACCACTCACGGATCAGCGACCAGCAGTCAGCAAAGCCCAGTACCCAGCGCCGCCCGGCGTAGTCCCGGTCTTCACGAGGTGCCAGCGTGCAAAAATCTCCGTCCGGCCAGCTCATGATGCCCCATTCCACCCCGGACCAGTCGCACTGCACCCTGTCCATTTCGGACGGCACAAGCTGCACCACATCAGGGTGGGAGTGGATAACCATAATGATTTCACCCTGCTCCGATGCTGCCAGCTTATCCTCTGGCGAGATCGTGAAGGCCTTAGTGGGCGTTGCTGAAATATTGCGGCACGGAATGTACTGCTGCGCCCGCCCGGCCTGCACCACCACGCCGCATGCCTCGTTCGGATATTCCGCGGCGACGTGGGCGCGGATCGCTTCCATCATTTTTTTTCGCATAGTCATTTACCCTGAAGGTTTGCCGCCGGGAAGCCGCCAAACGGCAGCGGGTTACCCGTCCCGAACCGCGCTTCGCAGTCCTGCATCTGGCCGCCGCACATATCCAGCGCCGGGTTGTCCATGGGGGTGCCATCCTTAAGAAAATAGCGGTTCCCGTTGTAGTCACATCCGGTGCCGGTGCGGTACCAGCCGCGCGTGCACCAGGTGCAGACTGGCGTGATCTGCCGGGTGGGCAACTGCAGGTTCTGGATGTCGAAGGGTGAGCACAGTTCAAAGTCGACCTGCACCCGCGTTTCAGCGGTTTTGGCGTTGACGTAAAAAAGCTGCACGCGCTCGTCCGCCGGGCTGGCGTTCGGGTTGCCGGCCGTCCAGTTGGCCGCGTCCAGGTACTTCGCCAGCGTGGTGTGGATCTTCACCTTTGCCCTCGCCAGGTCGTCATACTCCAGGCAAAGCGCAGTCACGTAGTTGCCGACGTTCGACACGGAAAGCGTGGGTGTGGGCTGTGCCCCGGTACTGGACAGCTGCAGGCCTTTCAGCTCGTAAGGGTAAGGGTCGTACTGCTGACCCTGCCAGATAATGGCAGGGAGGTTGTCAGCCGCGAATGCAGCCCAGCCTGCAGTAACAATATTATGGGCATGAAAGCGCAGCACGGTATCCATGCCAAACTCGGTGCCGTCGATCTCGATGAGCTGTATCAGTTCACCCGGCTCCAGTTTCTGTACGTCGTTCGTAAAGCTCATATTTCACCCATAAAAAAAGCCCGCTATGTAAGCGGGCTTTCTGAAAAAGGTCGGTTAGTCGTCTAATTGCTCTTCATCTTCTTCTGTTTGATAGCTTAGAAGATTGCGAACTAAGTCATCCTCATCTTCTTTTCTGAGTTCTTTAACACGCTTAATACTTAACCGTGCCCAGTTATCGATAATTCCAATATCAAAAAAAGCAAAGTTGCCGTCTGGATCTTCAATCAACTGCCAACCTAGCTCCTGAAGCTCCTCGTTAACGCTTGCGACGAAGGTGGCATGTAATGCTGAGCGCTGTGCCAGGAGCTTAAAACTGCGTCTGGTCAATCGGTAACGCGTAATGGCTTTGCCTTTTTCTTCTGCGTATAAGCGGGCATTAATAACGATTAATAACGCTACGTTCGTTGCTTTAAGTCTCTCTTTAAACATAAAAACCTCATCATGCTGGATGGAAATCTTTAACTTCTTAGTTAGGTCCGTGTTCCTTTGGACAAAACAAATATAGGCGACATTATATTTGATGTCAATATCATTAAACTTGGTGACACTTACTCATAAAGACACCATTCATAATTACATAGACATCATTTATGGTGAAAATGCCTGTTCAAACACAAACGATAGCTCTACAAAGCCACCGAGGGGAAAGGTTGGGCTGACAGAATCAGCTTTAACCCGATACAGCTTCTTCTCGCCCCACGGGTTTACCCACCAGAACGATTTGATGACATGGCTAAGAAGGAAATCGCGCACTTTCTTCATCGTCGCCACATCGCCATTGCATGCCAGATTCCAGGTTTCGGCATCGGTGTTGATCCCATTGCCAGCCACCTGCTTATAGCCGTCGCCAAACTGCGCCTGAAGCGTGGCCACAGTATTTGCTCCAGTGGGCCCGATGCGGACGCACCATGTAAAAGTGTCGATTGCCATATTGCTCCTTAGCGGCGATATAGGATGCCGCCTGGCGATATTTCTTTCCTCAGGCGATCGGTAAGAGTTTTCTGGACAATACCTTCAAGCTGGCGGGCTGTGCTGGCGGTATTGGCATTGCTGATTTCACCTGCAGAACCATCCTGAGTAATGTTGACCGGAGCGTGAACAGTGATGGCTGTATTGCCATAACCTGTTGCATTATTCACGCCTGAAGATACAGCCCGCACACCCAGCGACCCATCAGCGGCGCGGGTCAGCGGCATGATCGCCTCCGGCCCCGCCTCGCCCATGACGCCCGCTCCTTTAGCAAAGGCGAAGAATGTCGGCGTATCCACAATGCTGTTGCTGAACGCACTGAGAGAAGGAGAGTCGTATACTCCGCCTTTAGCGTTGAATGTGAGCGAGCCTGCAGCGGCGGTATAAGCCCCCGATGGTGTTGCGCCAGCAGCGGCACCTCCGCCAAACGCTCCCGCCACACTGCTGGCCAGTGTGCCCAGGATGCCCGAAGAAGAAGATCCGCCCAACGCGCTTACTGCTGCCATCTGCAGGCTGACCTTCGCGATCATCTCCAGTGCAGACAGGCCCCACTCTTTCCAGTCTGCTTTTCCGCGAACAAGCATAGAGGCAACGTTATCCAGAGCGCTGTCCATAGTAGAGGTAATACCCTGTGAAACCGTGCCCGCGATATTGCTGACATTATCCATCCAGTCAGACAGTCCCGCGCTTACACCGGCCCGCCAGTCCAGTTCGCTGGCTTTAGCCTGTTGATATTTTTTATCAAGCGCATCCAGCGCCGAAGCGCGGGCTGCAAAAGCCTCTGCACCTTTATCCGTTTTATCAAAGACCCGCTCTACTTCCTGTTGTTCACGGTACAGATCCTGATCACGACTCCCCATCCCTGACGTTTTAGCATTCAGTACTGTTTCATCCTGATACCGGCGTGCAGCGTCTTTGAGATCCTTAAGCGCGTCGGTCATGTCACGCTGTTTGCGTACCGCCTCGTCGGCTTTTTGCGACCACTGGGCCAGCGCCACGGCTCCGGCCTCAATAGATTTTCGCTGCTCTTCGCTCCACTTAGTACCGTTTTCATGAGATGCGGCAAATAATTCAGCTGCCTGCTCGCCCTGCGTAGCGCGAACTTTTTGCACTTCGGTAGCGATACTCAGGTCTGCCATTTTTCGGCTGTACTGCTCTGCTAGCTGAGTTGCCTCACGAGCGGCTTTGCCTGCATCTCGTGTAGCGTCTGCCTGAGATCTTTGAGCATCGGCTACGCGCTGCGCATTGTTGTATTCTTCCTCGGCCGCCTTGGTGTAATCAGACGCGTAAGCGTAATTCTGCGGTCCAGTTCGTCCCATTTTCTGCAGATCAAATTCAGCCTGCTTGCGAACCCTGGCGAGGCCTGTTAATGCTGCTAACTCCGCTTGCTGCTGTTTTGAGATCAGGGTATCTCTATCTTTATCAGAAACTTGATCTTGTGGAAGGGCGAGCGGAACATTAACTAAAGAACTTCTGGAAGAAAGCAGTTGATTACCAAGGGAAAGAAGCCGGTTTAATTCAGTATGTTGCCCATTCATCATAAGCAAGGATTGGTAAGCAGTGTTCTGGCTCGCGGCTTGCTGACGTAAAAGAGAAACTCTTCTATATTCTTGCCCTTCGAGCACCGCTTGTATTTCTTGAGATTTCCCCTGAAGTTGTGACAATCTTTCCTGCTCAACTGCAAGGCTTTCTGTAGCAGCGGTTAATCCACTAGTTGCGCTATCAATACTTGTTAAATGATTGACCATATAGCCGCCAATCGTTGGCCCTGGATTGGCAAGTATTTGTTGGTAACCAGCTATCTCTCGCCGAACTCCAGCAATTTTACTTTCTTGCTCTGCAATCAGCCTATTTTGTTCTTCTAGCGCTCGCTTGGTCTGCTGCTGACTATCGGAAACCTCGGAAAGACTCATCTCCTTGGTTTTTATGCGAATATCGTCAATTGTTGCAGCGTACTCCTGAGCTGATTTACGGGCTTGCTCTTGACTCTGATACAACGCATACCACGCGCCGGCACCGAGCATAACCAAGCCGGGTACCCCTCCAATTAATCCCAGAGCGCCTCCCAGAAGGCGTGAGCCTACCGATGTCACACTGTTCAGGTTGCTCTGTGAGGTGACCCTACCGTCAAGATTGCGTTTTAGTGCATTCTGAGCAGATGCCAGCCTTTTCTCAGCGGCGGCCTGTGCGTCTGCATTTCTTGCAGCAGCAAGGCCTGACTGAGCTCTATCCAATGCTGCGCGAGCTCTTACCCTCTCTGTTGCGGTTCCGCTGGCCAGAGCGGCATTCAGCCGCGTCTGTGCTGCGGTGACTTTGGTTTCTGCAATAGCAATTTTTTCATGCTGCGCAGCCTGCACATCCGCGCTGCGGGAGGATTTTAATGCCTGCTGAGCTCGATACACCTCCGCGCGAGAGGCTGCAACAGCCGACTGAGCAGCCTTATCTTGCGCGACAGCCAAAGCTACTTCTGCTTTTGCGGCAGAAAGCAATGATGCCGTAGCCCCGGTAGCGCTTGAAACAATTCCGCCGAGGTATTTTGCTAAGCCAATACCCACCAGTCCACCAGCCACAGTAGTAACTGTGGACATGTTATCAGCGATATCATTCAGCGCGCCGCTCACTCCTGATCGAGTCAGCCCATCAAGAACACCGACTAAACCATTGAGCCCCCCGGACAAAGCATCTGTAGCGCCAGTAGCCTGATTTACGCCCCCCACCCATGCCATAAATGAATTAGTCACTTTCTGCATTGAGCCAGAGACAGTTTGAGGCATTGAAGCAAACTCACCGCGAAGATTATCAAGCTGACCTATCAACGCCGGTACAACTTTATCAATCGTCAACTGACCCTGATCCGCCATCGCCTTGAGGTCTTTTCTCGCAACCCCCATTCCGGCAGCCAAGGCTCTGATAACGCGATCCCCAGACTCGTTAACAGCATTAAATTCCTCTCCGCGTAATACCCCTTGCGCTAGTGCTTGGCTAAACTGAGTAATTACAGAGCCAGACTCTTCGGCACTTGCACCAGATATTTTCAACCCTGTAGAAACGGCTTCTGTTATCTTAAGAACGTCCGAAGAGTCATAACCAAACTCCCGCATCGAAGCTGCAGCCCGCGAGAAGAGATTGGCATTATCTGAGAAGGCAGTTCCCGTGCGCTGACTGATTTGCATCAGCTGCATTTGCGAATTGGTAAAGTCGTCCGTGGAGCTGGAAGCCTGTTTTAAACGCGCGTTAACGGATGTCCACTCATCAGCAATTTGAACCAACTTACCTGTAGCGAATGCTGCGCTAGCCGCTGCGGCCGCTTTTCCTACACTCGCAAAACCATCAGTTAAATCAGATAAAGCTTTCTCGCTCTCCTTTGCAGCAGCCGCAGCTTGTCTGCCACCGTTCTGCATGGTGCGGTAATAGTCCTGCCCCATGCGCGAAGCACGAGCTATTTCAGTTTGGAATGATTGTGAATTAGCTGAAATTTTAATTATCAGTTCGCGCAAAGTAGCCATTTTTCACCCAATAAAAAACCCGCCGAAGCGGGTTTATGTTTTCAGTGTTAATTATTGACAGAATAAACTATATTTTTCTTGCGCTGCAATATCATCATCATTGGCAATTACAACCGCACCATGATCTTTTAGTTTCCCATCAGCTGTGTCGATATATACATAAAACGGTTTTTTGCCTGTATATCCGCCATACGAATTTTTAGCATTAACATGGCCGCAAACATATCCATCATTTTCACCAGAGGAGTGAAAAGAACTTTCTAGTTTAGCGCTATCAGGATCCTTTAGGCTATCCCGAACCAAGCTCTCGCCAATTTTTATAAAATCTTTTTCTGTGGGCTTGCAGCCAACAAGAGCTACTCCGCATAAGAAAATAAACAGTATTGGTCTCATCTTTCTCCCCTATCGTTAATTATGCAAAGACTATCAGGGTTCGGGGTTAAGACAAAATTCTAGGCAACACATTGTTAAATTGGACTAGCTCGCAAGCCCCGCAAAGAACCCCTCCAGCCCGGCACTGCTTTCTTCCTGTTCGGGCGCATTCCACTGGAGGATGACATCATCCATGCTTACCTTAGCGCCCTGCGAGTTGAGCACAGCAGCGGAAATCTGCGCCGCCTGAATATCACCGCGCCGATCGCTGATGGGATTGATGCGGTCAAATTCGATCCACATGCGCAGCTCTCTGGCCGTCAGGGTTTGCTTCAGTTCATGCAGAGTGCGCCCCATACGGAGTGCCAGCGTCATCAGGAAGAACGTGCCGGGCTGGCTTACGGCTTTTCCACCTCGGCCGCCGAAGTGGTCAGGTCAAGCGCCTGCTTGAGAAGGCGAGAGTGCACTGGGCCATAGAACTGCTCGACCTGCGGCTTATCCTTTTCGCTGAAGACCTGCGTGCCATCTTCCTCCAGTAGCACATCAATAAACAGCACCACATCAGCGCTCTTGTTACGCAGTGCGCGCTCTGCTGCCGTCAGCTCTTCTGGTTCGCCTTCTCCCTGCTTCGGATTAAGTACCTGCTGCCATTCAAGCCAGGCCTGCGCTGACGGCTCCCGAAGTTTTACCCTGGCGTTTTCCCACTCCGGAACGGTGACGGTTTTGGTACGGAAGCCTGCCATCGGCGCCAGCGCAAGCGAGCGAAGTGAATTCTGTGAAATCTTATTGTCCATTGCATTGTTCTCGGTTCGATTTCAGAAAAAGCGGCTTTCGCCGCTGTTATTAGCCTGCAGAGGGTGCAGGCACGATCGGGACAGGCTTGCCTTTGATGCGCAGCGTAAACGATGCGGTCACCACCCCAGCGGTGCCCAGGCTCCAGCTGTTCTGGCGCACCTCAGCCAGAAATGCATAACCGTTGCCGGACGGGAAGATCACCTGAAACGCGTGCAGCGCGTCAGTGTCGTAAGCGGCGCGTAGTGTGTTTTGCCCCTCTTCATCAGCAGACCAGTTACCGGAAACCGTCATTTCACCTGGAGCGGCCAGGCCATTGGTCATCTCCTGCTCGGTAGAACAAAGCGTGGTAGTGTCGATGTCCGACTTCTGCCCGCCGGTGTAGCTAAGTTCTTTGGTTGAGCAGTTGATGGATTGCCAGGTGGCACCGGTTGGGTTTGGTTCGGTTGCAGGATTTTCCGAAATATTAATTTTCGTACCCTGTGTTTTTTCATACTTAGAGGACATGGAGATCTCCGGATGTAAAAAAGCCGCCAGGAGGCGGCAGAGTTAATATGAAGTATGGCGTTATTGCCAGATCTGAACTTCAAGCGTTGCCCGGTAAAGTCCGGTGTCAGGCTCGTAGCCGTTGATCTCGTTCAGTCCGACAGGATGCAGATCGGCCAGAGCAGCTTTAGCCTGATCACGCAGCTCCCGGGCGTCATCAATTGACGAGGCCCAGGCATCGATCTGAACCGTGCAGGCTGTCTCCGCCGGGCCGGAAAATACATCTTCACTGGCTGCGGAAGGCAACAGGTAGATCACCCATGGTGCAGAGGTTCCCTGTGGCGCCACGTACGGAAAGACGTTACCGCCTGCCAGCACGCTGAGGCGTGGATAGATATCGGCTTCGGTCATTTCGACAGTACCTCATCGATAGCCTGATTCATGCGAGCCAGCGCCGCCTGCGTGGCTTCTTCCTGCCGGGTGTCAAACGCAGGACGAACAAAGGGGTGCGCTGGCATACTCGATGTCCCCAGCTCCACAAACCGCCAGTAAAACGCGTTGCGCGGATTGTCGGCCTTCATTGTGTTATCGCTGTTGCCAGTGTCCGGATTGACTCCCCGAATATGTACGCCGGAAGTGATTTCGCCGCGGCGGCGTCCTTTCTGAGTCACCACTACCACGTTTTTTTTCATTTTGCCTGTTTTGACTGGCGCGAGATTCTCTACTTCTTCTTTCAGAACCTGAGCGCCCGCCCGGGTGGCATCACGCAAAACCTTGTTATTTTCTGCCCGGCTGAGCGTTTCCAGATCCTTAGCGATGTCGGCCAGGCCGGAGAAATCAAGACTCGTTGAGATCACTGCTTCACCCCCTTCTCACAAAGCAACTCCAGGCGGGTCCCGTTTTCGGCAGAAATAGCCGACTGAATGTCGTATATCTCGCCGTTACCGGTTGGAGGCATATGAACGGCGCGCCAGCCTGTGGATACCGGAATGCCGGGATAGCGACGCATCCAGATCCGTGTTGTGGTGCTGCTTACCTCAGCCCCACCCTCTATCCTCTCTCGACCGGATACGTCCGCAACCTCAGCACGCACTGAAGCCACATCCACCCAGCCAGTGGCAGGCTGGCCGGAAGGCAGGCGCCCAGACGCTGGCTTTTGTAACGTAACCCGGTGTCGTAGTCGTCCCGCTTTCATACGCCATATATCCGGTAGGGTTGAAGAAGCGCTTCGGTGGAGAACGCAAGCGCAGAAGTTACGTTACCTACGTTTACAGCTTCACGGTTTGCGTACCAGTGACCGATAAGCAGCAGCATAGCCATTTCGATATCTTCGCCATAAAGCAACCGATCTGGGTCAGCAAGATAGTCAGGATCATCGGCAGTGTCATAAAGCCGGCGGCGGGTCCACGTTTCGACGTACCGCGCCGCAGCCTTAATACTGGTAGCGATCCAGATATCGTCTTCCGTAAAATCCTGCTCAATGTTGCAGTGGCGCTTAACCTGCTCTTTGGTCAGCATGCGCGCCCCTTACTTGCCTTTACCCTTGCCTTTCGGCTCAGGATCTTTTTCCGGATCCGGCTTTCTGGCGCCGGGCTCTTCGGCGTAACCGCGGTTTACAAGCTCGCGGCCGTGCTGCTCCAGCGTCTCGAACTCGGTGCCTTCGGTAAGCACGTTGCCTTCAAAGTAGATGGGCTTGATAGCGATCAGCTTCATGGCTGTCTCCTTTAAGGAAAAAGAAAAGCGGCCCGCAGGCCGCCATTAAGGTTTACGCACCGCCACCAGCAGCAGGCGCAGTGAAGGATCCGTAGATGAACGCTTCCGGCCGTTTCACGGCCAGCGCCAGACGCTCTTCGCAACGAATCGAGATCATGTTTTTCTCGAAGTCGTCGGCGTTCTCAGTGGAGATCACAACGTTAGCATCCTCACGGTCGAACAGCTGGGCCGCGGCGTTAAACGCACCAGTCAGGAACTTGCCCTGGAATGCTGCTGCTTCGGTCGCCACCACCGGCAGGCCCCACAGGGTTGGCCCGGTCAGGGCCGCCGGATTTGCCAGGATATAGCGACCCAGCGTGTCCTTGGTGAGTTCAATCTTCGCCCAGTCGATGAAGTGCAGGACGTGGCCGGAAGCCGGGAAGCGCGCCAGCTGCGCCTGCAGCATTGCGAGACGCAGATCATCGATGCCGTTCTGCTGTTCAACCGTAAAGGCAGCGTCGTATGCCGAAGCCTGCGGGACGATGCCTTTCAGATGCGCGCCGGTACCGTCGCCAAAGAGAATTTCCTGTTCTTCCACATACTTCAGGCCGTAACGCATCTCAGCGTCGATGGTGGACTGCAGCTGAGCGAAATCGTCCAGGATCTGCTTGGACGCTTTGAACATGTGCGCGATGGTGGTCACCGGGGTGATCTGAGTGGCGAACTGGATATCGCTGTACGGCTTGGCGGTACCTTCAGGCACAACCTTCGCCGCATTTGTGAATCCGGTCTGCTGCACCCAAAAGATGGCCGGCGCAGAAGTGCGGCCTGGCGCAATCAGATCCCGAATGAAAAGGCGCTGCTTCGGCGCGGTATCAATTCCCGGCAGGCGCTGCGGCTCAACCACACCCGTTGCCACATCAGTGGAAATCAGCGCAGCATTCACCGGAACGCTGACGCGCTTCCCGCCTTCAACGCTTGCCGCGAACGCTTTCAGCGCTTCACTGCTGATAACGGTCTGTCCAACGGTCTCGATAATTTTTGCAGCGCTGGCCAGTGGCATCTGAGCTACCTGCTGCTCAATTTCGCCTACTGAAGATTTCAGCGACTTCAGCGCATCGTTCAGCGCATTGTGTTCAGTGGCAATTTTATCCACCGCCTCTTTGGTCTGCGCAGACAGCTGACCAGAGCTTTTAGCCTCCTTCAGCGCGTCCTCGGCCTTCTGGCTGAAAGTGCCGGAAACTTCTTCCAGCTTCGCGGAGACTTTTTTCAGTAATTCGTTAACTTCAGACATGGTCTTTCCTTATTAGCCGAACGCCGCCAGGGCGTCTTCAAGTTGTTTGAGATTGTCAGGGTTGATTTCTTCGGTAGCGCCCGGCGTACCTTCAGGGATGGCAGCAGCGCCTGGCTTGCTGCCGGATAAGGCTTTAAGAAGTTTTCGACGCTCAGAGCGGGGGGTGTTTGCTTTCGCCAGCAGCGCATCGAGCTTACGCAGCGCTGCTGCGGGGCTTTCGTCGTCGTCCGCGATTTCGTCGGCAGAAAGCAGGCTGTCAGCAAAACCTTTCTCCACCGCTTCGCTGCCGCCGATATAAGTTTCGCCGTCCATCATCCTGTTGACTGTAGTGGCATCGAGGCCGCTGCGCGCCTGATAGATATCGCTCATGGCGTTATCAAACGGCGCCATGTCAGCGGCGATCTGCGCCAGGTCGTGACGGTTGCCCATCGCGTAAACCCAGCAGTTGTGGATCATCAGGAATGCACCGCGCCCGATCTGCACGTCGTCACCGGCCATCGCGATGACCGACGCCGCCGACGCTGCCAGGCCCAGCACTTTCACGGTGACCCTGCCTTCGTACTCACGCAGCAGGTTATAAATCGCCAGGCCCTCGAACATGTCGCCACCGGGGCTGTTGATGTTGACCGTGACATCAGCACCATTAAGGGAGCGAAGCGCCCCGGCAATGCGGCTGGCCGTTACACCTTCTCCCCAATAATCAGCGCCGATCACGTCGAAGATAGAAATGCTGTTGTCACCGTCCCGGGCGGCGCGGATGCCACCGTTCCAGCGCTCCATTGCCGCTGCCGGCAGGTCAGGTTTTTCGCGCGCAAAAGGTCGCCCCTCCGGCGCCGCCGGAAGGCTTTTAATTGTCATGGATGCTCCTAAGCCGCTTGTTTCAGCGGGGACTGTTCGAAGGGGATGTCGGGGAATACGTGGTTATGAACCTGTCGCAGCGCGAAAGCCTGTGCTGCCTGGCTGTTTTGCTTCAGGTCTTCAAGCGGCGTCAGGTTGAGCTGCACCGTATAAAGATCGCCGCCCTCAATCGGTGGCATGTTCTCCAGGCGGCGCACGTCGTTACGGGACATCCAGCCGTTCTGCAGCGCACTGGTGTAGTACGCCGCCCGGCCAGCACTGTCGGCGCGCAGCAGGCCTTCTACCGAGAACTCGGCAAAGAGTTCCTCTTCACCATTCAGCAAACAGCGGGAAATCTCCTGCTCAATATTCACCAGCAGCGGGCGCAGCGTATGGGTCAGGAACTGGAGATTCATCCCTTCCAGACTCGATGCCCAGCTGCTTTGCTTCGAGGTATGCCCAACCATAAACGGCGGCACGCGGAACCAGCGGCAGATTTCCTCAATGCCAAAAGAGCGACTTTCCAGCATCTGCGCCGCTTCTGGATTCATGGTGACGTTCTGATATTTCAGTCCGCCCTCAAGCACCATGATTTTCCCGGCGTTCCGGGAACTGGTGAACTTAGCCATGTACTGACGAAGCCGATCACGCTGATCATCATCCAGAGCCATATCAGCAGAGAGAAAGCCGGAACTCTGAAGCCCGTTTTCGAAAATTTTTGCTGCCGACTCTTCTACCGCCATCGCCGCACCAATCACATCCCGGCCGGAACTCAGTGGCATCATGCCGCAAACACCATCGAGGCCGAACCCACGGATGTGCATCAGATTCTTTTCGGGAATTACACGCTGCCTGCCGTCTTCGGTGTAGGTGTATTCCAGCCGCCCGGTGTCCAGCCGCTTCACCACCATGTTCTGGGGCAGCAGTGGCACCAGCGACACCAGCTTATTGCCGATAAACAGCTTCTCAACAAAGGCATTACCGCGCAGACAGATGCTGGCCACCACCATCAGCATGAACCGGGACGGCGTCATTTCCAGATTGGGACGGCGACAAAGCACCTGGTAAACCGGATGATTCTGCGCCAGCTTGCGCGAGCCATCAGCCTGGCGGGTGTAAATCTTAACCGGCAGCGTGGACACCGACTCGCTCAGAAGCCGGACGCAGGCCCAGACTGCCGAAAGCTGGATCGCCCGATCTGCCGTGACGACCTTGCCGCTGCTGCTCGTGCCGTACCACTCCTGCCAGAACGTCCCGGTAGTCAGGCTGATGGGCACGCCCAGCCAGTTGAGCAAGGCACTTTTTACCTTGCCCGGCTGCTTACTTTTCTTCATCAGAAACCTACCATGATTGGATTTTCAAAGAAGCCGCTCAGATCCTGAGCATCATTACCACCATTGACCAGCATCCGGCTTTTAGCCGTAAACAGTGCAACCGGTCCGTCAATTTTGTTTTCAGGGGTGGACTTGTTCGGGAAGATGTTGTCGTTTTTGTCCGGCTTAACCGTGACGTTTGACATCATCCACCGCATTACGGGGTTGTCGTCATGGTGGAACTTGTTGCCGTAAATCTCCGCCTGCACTGATTTCATGGACTCAGAAAGGTTTTTGACCGTCTGTGCGACTTCCACCAGCGGCAAGCCTTCCTCCGCAAGTGACAGGCTGAACTGCACGGCGCTCCAGGGATCGAAAGCAATCTCCTTGATGTTCTCGCCCTTCACCCACTCCACTATGTCGGATTTAATCATGCCGTGATCGATAACGTCCCCGTCAGTCAGCTCGAGATATCCGGCGTCGGCCCACTTCCTGTAAAGCTCTGCAATATGGGCTGGCGCTGTTTCCAGTCGCCCTTCCGGGATCCAGAAACGTGGCTGCACATGAGTTTCACCTGCAGGATCGCGCCAGGCTTTCACCGCTGCACAAATATCGATTTTGTTGGCGAGGTCGACCCCCACCCACAGTGGCCACGCCTTTCGCTCAGCTTCCGAAGCAATACCCGGCATTTTTGCCCAGCGGTCCATGTCCATCCAGGCGCTCTCAGCTGTTACCCAGATGTTCAGGTGCTTGGTAAAGAAGTTCGGCCGTGCCGCGACCTGCTCCTTTGCCTTTTTGGCAAGGCGGCGCATGTCGTCCCAGCGCTTACAGATACCGAGGCCGGGGTTAGCTTTCGGCCAGTTGGCCTCGTCAAAGGGATCGTCGCCTTCGTCGAGGGTATAAATCAGGGCAAAGTAAGTGTCATCTTCCACCACGCCCCGCAGCACTTTGATTGCGTAATCCCGCTGCTCGTAACAGATGCCCTCTTTATTGGTACCCGCCGTTGTTATTGCGAAAAGCAGGGACTGAAGGCGCGCACCGGTAGCTGTTTCCAGAACGTCCCAGACATCACGGGTACGGTGAGCGTGCAGCTCGTCGACAATGCCGCAATGTATATTCAGGCCGTCGAGGTTATTCGCATCGCTGGAGAGCGGTTCAAACTTAGAGGCCGAACGCTCCTGGTGAATGTTGAGCTTAACGTGACCAAAAAGACGCCCCAGCGTGCGGGGGGCTTTCTTGATCATGTTCTTGGCATCATCAAAAACAATCCGCGCCTGGTCGCGGGTCGTGGCGGCTGAGTAAACCTCAGCGCCTCCCTCGCCGTCGGCACCGGTCATGTACAACCCAATGCCAGACGAAAGTGTGGATTTGGCGTTTTTACGCGCCACCTCGTCATAAGCCGTACGGAAGCGGCGCACCATGACCGTATCACCGTCATCATCGATCACAGCCAGGCCTGTCATCTCATCAATCAGCGGAACGACGAAACCAAAAATGTTGATCAGGATAAAAACGTGCCAGGCCATCAGCGTGATCGGCTTGCCTGCCAGCGCCCCTTTAACGTGTGGGACGAAATTATAAAAATCGAGGATGTGCTGGGCGCGTTCCTCACTGAAGTAGATGCCGCGCCCAGGCCCATGCTCTAAATCATTAAGAAATCGCTGGCACGCCAGGCGCACCAGTTCGCCAGCAACAATCTCGCCAGACAGCACGCGCTTGGCGTACTGAATACCTTCCGAAACCGTTGCCATTCATCATTTGCGCTTTTTAAGAAATTCATCCAGTGGATCGGCCTCAGCCGGGCCTTTAGCGCCAACCTTGGACCGGCTGGCCGGGGTCATGCCGAATTCAGCGAGCATTGCCCTGATGCGCTTCCACGCATCGGCTTTCATCACTGCCGCCGGGTGCGGCTTAATCATCCTGATTTCCCGCTCTTTCCCTTCGTCCGGCTCATCCTCGCTGTAGACGGCGTAGGTGTAACCTTCCCGCTCTAACGTCTCGCAGTGATTCCGGTACTCTGTGTAAGCCTCGATCAGCAGTTCAAGTGCTTTACCGTCCAGGGTCGTCATCACCCCGACAGCATCAAGCTCTTCGCCAATTCGCTTAAACCAGTACTTCCCCATCTTGTCGAAATGCTTAGGAACTGGGGGTACCCCAGAAGCGGGTTTTGGCTCCTCTTTATTGACAGCTCGTTTTGATGGGTTCCCCTTCACCAAAGCCAGATGTGTCGGGGTTTTCGGTGGTCCTGGCATAATCGAAAACTCCTATTAATCGATGGTGGGGATCCCCATAAAAAAGTTTTCTAACCTGCGGCGGTGTGAAAAAAGGTTTGGCGGCGGTCCTTAGCAGGCATGGTCCTGAACTTTGATCCCGCCCTCCCCGTTGATGAGAATCGATATCATTCACGTCGAAATGATTGCATTTGAAATCATTTCTCGCCATGCCGTTACGAATCACTCTCACTCAGTTCTATCCTGACCGGGTTCTCGTTCATGTCGGCATCAAGGCTAAAGACGGCGGTGATGCTGGGTATGCAGGCCGGTTCGGTGTTTACTGTTGTACTCAACTGCTGGCTGAGTAGCACGCCATCGACTGCGACGCCATAGCCCAGCAAGATCTGGCCGCGATAGATATGAGCCAGTTGCACTTTCTTCTGCTTCACCTGTTTCTCTCCGTTGCTGTCTTGCGCTTATGGCATGGCCAGCACAGCGATTCGAGATTGCTGTCTTCGTCTGTGCCGCCGTGAGCTTTCGGGATGATGTGGTCGACCGTTTCAGCCGGGCGAGGTCTGCCGTTGCGCAGGCACTGCTGGCAGATGTGTCGATCACGCTTAAGGATGCGGACGCGGATGATGTCCCACTTACTGCCGTAGCCACGCTGGTGGCGGCTCAGGCCGCGCTGATGCTGCTGCCATCCTTCATTACGGTGGGTTTCGCAGTAGCCGGAACGGTCAGTGGTGATACCTGAACATCCACGCTTACGACAGGCACGAGGGATAGCTGCAGGCATATTGTTGGCTCCAATAAAAAAGCCCCGCATGAGCGAGGCTGTAACTTATCCCCTATAGGGGATATTTATATTTTATCCCCTATAGCCATTATGATGGATCTACCCATTGAGATATCAAAAAGTGCTATTGACGAATTCGTCAATGTTTTCATTTACTTAAAGATAGTGTATTACTTCTTTGAAAGCTCTTTTTCGAGCCCTTAGGAGGACTTATGACACCATCAGAGATTCAATTAATTTCAGCAGCCGCCGGACTAATAGGATCCGCTTTATCCGCTTTATGTACCTATGGTTATGAACCTTTCCAAGCTGCAGAGTTCTGCACGGGCGATGAGGACACCAAGGTACTCAAAAGAAATAAAATGAGGAAAACCGGTCAAACACTAGGCCTTGGCTTAATCAGCGTCAGCTTTTTAATCCAGATGGTTGCTGTTATTTAAATGCCCGCATATGGCATGGATGCCATGATCAAGCCCAAGTGAGGATGAGCTTTGGAATGGCTATCTGGCTTTTTCTGTCGCCATTTCTACTAAGTCAATGAAGTCCTGGCACATATCCAGGCGATGACCATGATCATCGACAAAGTTATAAGTCTTGAATAGCTCTACGATTTCCTCGGCACTTTTGCCATTCAAACGAGGAAACTGCTTTGATTCGTCAACCTGTTTCATCTTCAAATCTCCAGTCAGTAGGTTATGACCAAGCCACTTCAACTCTGGAAATTGCTTTCCGCAACAGTGGCATTTATCAATACTCTCGGGTTCCATCTACCGTGTACACGGCGCTGATGAGTGCGCCTTCAAAAGGCCAGTATTTTGATGCCCACATCAAAAAAGCTGGCTATCCCTATCGCAAAGTAGGATGAGTAATCCAAGCGAGGCTAGCCCTCGCTTTTTTATCTGAGGCACTGCTGCCGAATGTAATCCTGCAACCCGCCAATTATTTTCCCGCTGGTTTCGATTCGCTCTCTGAGGGTGAAATAATCCCGTTCAGCGGAGTAAGTAAGTCGGGGGCCGGTGCCATCATCCAGGCTGGTGGTGCTGGTCGCTCCGTTCGTGGCGCATCTGGCGTTGAGCTGCAGCCGACGCTTGCCAGTAGCAACATCGCGCTCAAGCTGATCAATAGTGGCTTTTGCATCCTGCAGTTCTCCGGTGTATTTGGCATCGAGCACAGCTACATCACGCTGACGCACCTGCATATCGGTGATGGTGGCGGTTGCCAGTTTCAGATTTTTTTCTGCGTCGTCGGCACGCTTCTTCTCATCAAGTATCTGATCGAGCAGAAGGTGAATAATCAGCAGGGATAAAATCAGCTCAATGCCGATTATCAGCCAGGCTTTAGAGGTCATGTTTGCTCTCCGCCAGGCACATCGAGCGCTCCATCTCGCGCCGGTTCTGGAGGCCTTTCCATTTCATGCCACCAGCGTAAACCCAGCGGCGCATTTCTTCGCACGCACCGTCGTGATCACCTTTGTTCAGCTTACGCAGAAGCGTGGACTTCGAGAACGCGTCAGAACCAACGTTAAAGACAAAGCTGTAAAGCGCGGCGCGCTGATACTCGCCCAGCGGCACCATGACCAGATTGTCTACCGTACGCTTGGCTGGCTGAAGGTCTTTCCAGAGCAGCTGGTCACATTCGCGATCGGTATACTTCTTACCTCTCAAGATATCCCGCCCCGTATGGCCGTCGCAGACAGTCCACACCCCGGCGACGTCTTTATAGGCCTCGTACTTCCGCCCTTCGACACCATCCTGCCCACCGAGAAACAGCGAGGCGATCAGCATGGCACCGCCACCAGCAGCGGCGATGAGTTTGTTACGCAGGCTACTGGTCATTGGCATTTATTCATCTCCGACTTTGACTGCTGGGCCATACTTCTCAAGCGCCTTTACCTGTGCATTGGCGACCTTGCGTTTGAAATACCAGTTAATGAGTCCGGTTACGATTATCCCGGCAATACCTGCCAGTACGCCGATGGCGCTCCATTCGTCAGGACTCAGTTTTGTGAGGACGCCGTTCAGGATGGTTCCTCCTGAGGTGCCCAGGGCGACTCCGGTGACAAGCTTGCTCATACGGGACATTTCTCTCACCTCGCTGTTCGCGGGTGTTGTGTTGAAAGGATCAGGCTCTCGGGATGCATTAACGACGGGACGAGTGATGGGCGGTTTCGGGAGCCTGAAAAAAGAAAAGACCATCAATAGGCGGTTTTATGAATTTTTTAAATACTAATTAGAATGTTTTTAAAAGATTCCTGACTCGCGATTGGGGATAAAAATGCTGATCTGCCACTGAAAGCTAGAAGCGTAAGCCAAGCAGTTGAAATATCGCTGGTATCTGCGATTGAGCAGGATAGGGACTGCATGAATAGCTGAAAAGATGTTTACAGTTGTTTCCGTTTAGTTATCGTAATCCATACTTCAGCAAGGCTAGAGAAAGTGCATTCCATATAAGAACAAAAAAACCACCCGAAGGTGGTTTTTCAGCTGGCTTTTTCAAGGTATCTTTCGCTTGGTATGTAAAACTCGCCGTCTCTAGTGTAGTGATAACACATATCAGCTATGTATATATCTCTACCTCCGCCTTTCCACTGGAAGTGCAATACCCAATCGGAGGTTTTGTACTTATCGTGACGCTGGGTATATTCAGGCAAACCGACATGGTAATGCCATAGATCGTTACCCTTGGCATAGACGAATTTAGGATCATCTGTGGCAAGATTAGACCATGAAGGTGCAATCTTACCTTCAAACATAGAAAAATCAGCTAAACCGCACCGCTCATACTGTTCCACAAAATCCAGAACACGATCTTGCGCTGTCTCATCAAAACCAGCAAATGCCTTTGCAAACAGCTTATTAAATGAAACGGTGAACGGTTGGGTCATCCAATAACAGCCTCAAGATGCGTGAGAGAGAATGAAACGACGCTTCTCTTCACGCGTCATCCCAGCTTTCATCTCAATCCTATCAGAATTCAGAGCATTAGCCATACGATTTTCGTCGATTACAACTACAGCTTTCTTTCTCGCATCTATTTGTTTGGACAACTCAGGAATTTTTTTCATGGTCTCAATCGTCGCAGACAAGCCATTAACAGTGTCATTACAAAGCTCAATCAGCGCAGGGCGGCAAGCCACACGCTCGGAAGCAAGAATAGTTTCGAAAGAGTTTCTTGCCATGGTAATGGTGACTCCTCCCATTTCAATTCCTGTTTCAGCAGCATGAATAAGAGGAGCAGGAAGATCTACTCGCTCTCCTTTGTCAAAAGCTTCCTGCATTTTTACAATTGCTCGATCCAGCTTCAGTCGCAGTTCGAATAGCTGAGCCAAGCGTTTCGACACATCGGCTTTCAAACGCAAAGCTGCTTCGGGCGTAAATCCCTTCCTACCACTAGATTGAGTGAGTTTAACCGACTGAGCAGTTGCAATAGGTACCGCCACTTGCGACGCCTGTGCCTGCGTAGATAACAGCAGAGGAGCAAGACTCAAGCTCAGTGTGGTGGTTAAAAAGTTCATTTAGGCTCTCCGCGTAAACGCAAAGTAACAAGCTCAACAATCTCTAATGTCAAACAAGTTCAATTTTTCGCCAGAAGCGATTGATGTAGAAGACGTGTGAAATCGCTTCTACTGACTGCCGAGCAGGATCTAAGAATTAGATGCAGTGTTTGAACCTTCGTATCCGATATGCAAAAGGTGCAATATCCACAGATATGTCCGAGTTCCGTATAAGCTTATCGGCAGTATAGTAATTATCTTGAGTTGCTGCTTGGCCTCAAATGCTAAATGTAAGCTTTAGAGCCTTGACAACCCGCAACACCTTGTCTGAGAAGGCATCGGCAATTGTCAATACCATTCTCTTCGTCAACTTGGCGCTACTTGTATCATGAAAAAGGTATGGAAATCTACAGGTTTAAGGAGTATAGGATTTTACGTAACCGACGAACTTATCCACAGATAATAACGTAACAACTATCTATATTGGCCCACATTCGACTTACCCACAGAATAGTGCATAAGCTGTGAGTAATAATCAACTTTATCAACAACCTTATTCACAGTGTGCTCTATTTTTAGAGAGTCTCTTCCTAAGAATCGTTTTTGCCTATCAATGAGCGTTAAATTTAGAGCATTAAAAAACCCGCTCGGTGGCGGGTTTCTTAACTCTGAACATACAATGCCCATCGTTAACGTCAAATTTACACAAAAACGGCAACTTTGCAAGTAACGTGAAGCTAAATAGTGAGATTTATATCGAATTATGCGCTCTTGTTACTTTCTTCAGCTCAGCATCAGCGTTGCTTTCTTCCTGAAAACATTTCGTCACCAGGCTTTCATAGAACGGCTTCCAGCTGTATCGCCAGGTTCGATCGGGGAGACTATCCAGCTCAGCCAGAACGCCTCGGTACGCCACTGAGGATTTAGGTCTGCTGTACCCTCTTCCCTCGCACCGTTTGCACTCCTTATAAACGGGTACGCCCTGAAACTCAGTTTCTTTACGGTCGAGGGTTTTCCCCGTCCCAGCGCACTGGCAGCGCTTACTCAGCTGGCCCGTGCCGTTGCACTTGCCGCACAGCTGGTGGTCCACATCCTTAACCTGTCGGGAGACCTTGAAGTCAGATGGATACTGGCCCAGATCCTTAGCAAACTGAGGCAGGCGCATGGTGTAATGGCTTTTGGTAATCACGCTGGTTTTGGTGATGATGCCTTTGCCCTGGCATTTTGGGCAATCGACACTGTCAGCTGCTGATGAGGCGTAGTCTTTGAAGGCGAAGCGGGCGAGGATCCGCATGCACAGCGGGAACTTTTTACCCGCAGCTTTACGCACCGCCATCGGCGCATGCTGTTTGGCGTACTCGGTCAACCAGGATATCGCGGCCTCTTTATCCTGTGGGCTGATGCCTGCCTTTCCCAGATACATGGCGAGGCCGATCCCGGCATCTGCCTGAGTCATGCCCAGCGCAGCCATAATGTCGGTTACGGTTAGCTGATCGCCCGCTGTTGCGCGGACACTGTCCGATATGTGCATACCTTTCGGTGCAAAAAATTTCAAAACTCCATCCAGATTCATCGCGTTCTCCACTCCGTCTACGCCAGTGCGCCGATGGCCAGCGCCCGATCTAATGTTTTCAACAGCAGCTCCGGCTGCGTGCCGTACTTCGCTTCAAATGCCACGGCGTCAGCGTGTAATTCATCGTGGTGCGCTCTGCACAGCGGGATCACGAACAAATCATGCGCTTTGGTACCCATCCCACCCATGCCGTGGCCGATCAGGTGGTGGGGGTCGTCTGCTGGTTTCTGGCAACATGCACACGGCTGCGCCTTTACCCAGCGGGTGTACTTCTCGTTCTGCCAGCGTCGGCGCTTCGGCCTCAGCATGTAGGATTCCGGCGTCTCTGGATCCACCTGCAGCGCCAGCACCTTTTCAACGGCCTCCTCCACGATGCTGGTGGGCGGTACCGACGGCACAATGTCAGCCTCACGCGTCACCGACTGGAATTTCTCAGCCGGGATACGCAGGACCTTGCGCGCCACCGTCTCAGGTATGACATGCGCAAGATTGTTAAGCGTCAGCCACCAGCACAGTTCTGGCAGGGTCACGGCGTGCGAATCATCGAAACCCAGCCCGGCGCGAACAACCGACAGTAGCCAGGCTACCAGGTTCTCCCGCGCAATGCCCGCCAGTTCGTTAGTAAATTGCTCCCGCACCCGTACATCGCAGGCCCAGCACAGCCGCAGCACGCCGGGCGCATGCCGCATAGTGACCATTTCATGGTGGTGATAGTCGCTGTGCCGGTACTGGCAGCCAGATTCCCGCATCAACCAGGCTTCGAGACATGACAGGCCACCAGCCCGCTTAATCACATCGGCATGCTCAAATACGGGTACCATTGCCGGGTCCTCCGCCAGCGGCTGGCGCGCCGCCGGAATCTCCCCGGTTGGAAGACCCGCCAGGCGCTCCGGCTCGTTCTCCAGAAGAATGCGTCCACGTTGGAAATGCGGCATAAGCTCAGGACCAGGCCGGAACGCCACGATCCCGAACTCTTTTACGACGACAGGGGTTAATAACGCTCTCACAGACACCTCAATGCACAGTTTCGAGCAGGCGCAACAGCTCCTGAAATTTTGACTCGAAGAAATGCGGCTGCGTTTCACGCGGGTTCGCCGGGCTGGTGATGTTCTTCCCGTACATGCACCCCTTCGCTGTCATCGCCCAGAAGCGCTTAACACCATTTACACCCGAACGGCTGCGGCGCTCCTTATGCTCGACGATCCCCAGTTTGGCCAGCTGCTGGTAAGCCAGCGTAGCCGACATGCGGATCCCGTTAGCTTTGAGCAGGGCGCTCAGTGACTGCGTGGGGCGACTGGATCCATCAGGCGCACCGGCTGGGGCATCAATGGCGTACTGCGGGGCAAGGTTTGGCAGGCCAACAGCATCCTGCAGCTTCTGGCATGCGCCGAGAACAGAAGAATTGGAGAGGTTAAGGGAGCGCTGCATAAAATCGAGGAGGATGACGCCTGCCTGCATTTTATCTGCCGCCTGGCTCTGAAGAGTGGCGGGCTGATTTACAACTGCATCAAACGTCCGAATCACCCTCAGGCTGAACTGCGGGCTGATCCACATCGCGTAGGAGTAGACCAGCTCTTTACAGACGTAACTGCCCTGCTCTTTGCCTCCGCGGATAACGCTGACCGGGTCCGGCGTTTCCGAGTTGCTAATTTGCAACTCGCTTATTAGTTGTTCAGTTTGCTCGTTGCGAAGCCAGAACGCTGGCTTGTGCTTATCCTGAGCGCCAGCAGCACGATGAAGATCGTTAAGGCAGTAACGCCCAAAAATATCACGGCGTACGGAAACGCCGTCAATTACGAGTAATTGACTCATTTTGTTCTCCACTGATTGTATTGCGAGGGGCCTGCACGCCCGCTTCGCTTGCACTTTTTGACATTACTGCTGATTTGCATAATTTTCAACACCCCCCTGTCTATACATACAGGCCGATCGTTATCTCAACCTTGCCTTTGGGCGTTACCGGCCCCCACTCCACCAGCATTCGCTTAATCTGGCTGTCGTCCTCCCAGATGCCTGCGTGGGTCAGCGCATCGAACAGCGCTTTGTTATAGTTGTCGATGTCGCGGCGCCGCGCGTCCGGCGGGAAAAGAACGATCTCCACCGCCGCTGGCGCGCTGCTGGGCTTCGGTAATCTGCGCAGTTGCTCGATGATCGCAGCGCAGGCATCGCTCTGGTACGCACGCCCTTTGGCGCTGATGAGGTGGCGACCGGCCAGCGGCCCCTTATTCGGGGCGCGCCAGTAGGTGTTTACGCTCGGAGGGAACGGCAGCAACAGTTTCATTCACCCTCCGGGATCATCTGCGATGGCTGGCTGTTGATTTTTATGCCGCGATGCGCGCCCGGGACTATCGTTATTGCCTCTTTGCGCTGCAACGCACGTAACTGCAGGGCGGCCGCATTCGGCGACACAACTCCCATCATGCGGGACAGCTCTGAAATAGTCGGCGGATAACCGTGCTCGCTCTGGTATTTCACCAGCAGATCGAAAACCTCCTGCTGGCGCACCGTTAATGATTTATTGACCACTGCTACCCCCTACAGAACCGCAACGATATCGCTGACGGTTTCGCGTGTACTGGATTTACTGGATATCACGCGCCGGGCGCGGACGTAGTTGAGTTCAAAGCCGTGCTGCTGGTACAGCTCAATGATGCGTGGCGCTGATGAGTTACTTATCACCACACGGGCGCCGCGCTGATGGGCGGCAACACAACATTCCGCCAGGGTGACCTGGTCTTCCCAGCCAAAACCGCCTGGCGCATAACTGGTGAACCCGCTGGTACCCGGCAGCGGCTCATACGGCGGATCGCAGTAAACGACATCGCCCTCGCCAGCCAGAGAAAGCGTGCGGCGGAACCCGGCATTCATGAACACGCAGTTGCTCGCCAGCGCAGTGAACGCCTCGATCTCTTTTTCAGGGAAATATGGATTGGGGTATTTGCCCCAGCCAACGTTGAACTTTCCGGCGAGGTTGTAACGGATCAGCCCGTTGAAGCAATGCCGGTTCAGGTACAGGAAAGCGGCGGCGCGTTCCGGCCCGGCCAGCATCTGCCCGTTGAAATCATCGGCGACGTCGGCATACCCTGCGGCGCTGTTCCCGGTGCTGAACAACTGGCGGGCATGACGAATTACGACATCCGGTACCACAGCCAGCATCTGGTACAGGTGGATCAGGTCTGCGTTGATGTCCGCCAGCAGGAAAGAGTCGTGCTTACGGGAGTTGATGAACACCGAGCCACCACCAACAAACGGCTCAATCAGGCGCTGCCCTGCGGGGATCAGGCGGTCGATATCAGGCAACTGGTGGTATTTGCCACCAGCCCACTTGAGGAACGGACGTTGCCAAGTTCGCGGTGACGGCTCTTCAGTTGGCAGTGTGGGCAGTGTGGCTGCAATACCGTTACAAACAGATGCGCATCTCATCCGTTCACCACCCGGAAGCCTTTGGCTCCCTGCGAATAGTCGGTGCCGACATAGCTGGATTTAAAAAGCGGATCCTCTTTGATGCCGGAACTTGCTGGAGTCATCCAGTCGTCTTCGTAGTGCCTGTCAGGGCCGAAGAAGGTTTTGGCCTGTTTCACGAACTCGGTCCCGGTCTTGCCTGTTTGAGCAACAAACCCGGCATAGCGCTTAACGCCCTCCAGCATGACGAGAGGTGAAACGCCTTCGCGAACACGGGCATCCCAGGCTTTCAACGCAGCGCTTTTCGAGTTACCACCTGCCCGCTTCGGATATAACGCCCAGGCCAGATCAAATAAGTTTTCATTGACTGGTTCATTGACTGGTTCAGAGAACTGACTGGTTCCGGGTGCAGCTCCTGCACCACTAACCGGTGCAGCAGATTCACCACCTGGTGCAGCAGATTCACCACCCGGTGCAGCAGATTCACCACCCGGTGCAGGACGTGCGCCAGAGGGTGCAGCATTTGCACCACTGGGAAGGTTGAGTTTGTAGACGTTGGTGCGGTTCAGGCCGGTAGCCGCCTTGCGGACTTCAACCGATACCAGACCATCCTCAACCAGCTGTTTGATATGGTTTTGCACAGAGCGCTCCGATATCTCGCATTGCTCTGCGATATAGGGAACGGAGGGCCAGCATTCGCCCTGATCACTGGCGTTATCGGCTAGTTTGATCAGCACTAGCTTGCGCAGCGGGTTACCCACTTTTGCTTTCATGGCTCTGACCATTAATTCCATGCTCATCTGGACCTACCTCAATTTCCCTGAAATCGCGCTTGAAGACCTGGAGTGGACTTGAGCACTCGTGTGGGTAGCCAGAACGCAGGTAGATAACGCGCTGCGCTTCTGGTTCCCAGCGGATGACACGAACGGGGATCCCCCGGCGGTCTTTAAACCAGCGGTCGAGTTCGCGCATAAGGCCTTTGCCCTCCGGTAGTACACACCCACGATTGCAGTGGCGCGGCTGTGGTTACATGCCACCCAGCGGTTTGCTACTCTGCGTTCATACCGAAACAGCGGAAGGCCCGGCACCGGGATCATCCGAAGTTGCGGCAAGCGGTTCTTTACCGTTAAACTGTTCATGCGTTAGTTTCTCCACTGATACGACACGCCAAGGCGCCCGGAGCTGCACACTCGCGGGCGTCACTCTTTTCTGGCGCGCAGAAAACGCGATACAGCAGCGTTAAATGCTCCTGCCACTTCGCCATCACTTGGTAGCTGTTCTCTTCGATTTGCTCTCGTTCGGCCTGGTCAATGACGCCATCAGCGGTTGCCTTGCGGACGAACTTGGAGTGCTCACTGATCCACTCAATGGTTTCCATCAGGCGTTGATTGATGTCGGCGTTATCCACATCCTCGATATCCACCAGCGGAACATTGACGCTGTTCGACTGGCGCGATACCGCATCAGCGATGTGCTTGGTGCCGCTGGCCTGCTGGAGAACCATCGCCCAGCCCATTGGGAAGATCTGATCGCCACCAGTGCGCAGGCGGTTAAAGAGCGCATCCTCTGTCACTCCCAGCCATTCAGCCGCCTCGGCGTAACCGCCCGGCAGACTTGAGATGGTCTTTTTAATTGCCGCAACCAGCCACGCGGGCTGCTTTTCGACTTGCCAGTGTTGATTGCCCACGGTTAACTCCTTGGATCTGTGGTTTCTGCTATGCCGCTTTCTCGTTACGCTTCTGGTAAAGCGAAGAGTCGAATTTAAGTTTTCCTTTAGTGCGTGCAGCCGCCTCTGCTGCACGGCCTTTAGGAATTAGTTGGCCCGGGCGAGTCCGCCATTGATAAAAGGCTTCTGGCGATACCCCAAAAAATTCAGCCGCCTTGTTTGGCGAACCGAAGTACTGCTCAAGTTCAGTTGTGGTCATCTCATCCTCCTAAGAATATTTAGATATTATTATCTAATCTTTTTTAGGTCAATAAAAACTAAGATTACTTAGGTTTCATTTCTAAGGGTTTGAATCGTGGGGACACTTGGCACGCGGTTAAAGGAATTAAGGAAACAGAGAAAGCTTACTCAAGGCCAATTGGGTAAAGCGCTTGGAGTTTCTGATGTAACGATTGGCTACTGGGAAAGAGATCTGAACGTGCCGGGTGGGAAATCACTGACGAAACTTGCTCAATATCTCAGTGTAACTGAAGGATTCCTTTTATATGGTCGGGAGGACGAGGCTAACATTGGGCCTGCACCAGTAGCAGCGCAGCAAGTTCCCATCATCAGTTATGTCCAAGCTGGGGCTTGGTCACCTGAGTGCGACGCCAGAAATATCGATGGAACGGTGGAGTATATTTTGACGTCAGAGTTTCACTCTCATTCAACCTTTGCCCTCAAGGTCAAAGGAAAGTCAATGGAGCCCGAATTTGTTGAAGGTGATGTAATCATTGTGGATCCTGAGCTACACCCAGGCCCTGGCGATTACGTTGTCGCAAAGAACGGCGGTGACGAAGCTACATTTAAAAAATACCGTGCACGAGGTATCAGCGAAACTGGCGAAGAAATTTTTGAACTCGTGCCACTGAATGAAGACTACGCTATCCGCAATTCTGCAAAAGAAAAGATTCATGTCGTTGGGGTGGTTGTTGAACACCGCCGTATGATGCGCCGCAAATAATTACCCTCCCCCTCAGAAAATCTAAATTAGTTTAGGTTTTCTGCTTGACCTTTAATCTAAGTTATTTTAGATTTTATCATAGAACGCGAACAGGCAGGACGCCCACGAAGTAGCCGCCCCAGACGTATGAAGATGGGGGATGATTCGCCAGAGGAAATCAGAGAGGGTTGAGATGAGCAAGTCAGAAAGAGTGGGTGAAATTCGTGTTAACGGTGCGCCCCTAGCGGTACTGAAAACAGATTGTGCTGTTGCTGCTGACTACATCCAGTTTATGGAGGCACTCACCCGGGCGTTGATGGTTCCAGAAGCACTGGAGCGTGAAGCCAACGCTTCCGGGAAAACTATTTTACATCCGGGATTTGCAACGTTCGGCTCTGTGCCTCTCACTGATTCCACAGATCCCTAATGAAGGAATCAACGCGAATCGTGTTCGCATTGCGCGATGCTTGTAAAAAACGTTCAACGATGTGATCCGGCAATTGAGTGTTCCATTTTTTGAAGTCACGTCCCGGGTAGTACTCAGTAAAAATTCTTTTTACTGCTGCCTCACCAGTCGGTACGTCGGGAATTAGCGAGTTTTGGTGAAGGCATGTAGCTATAAGAGTTGATTTAAGCATCTGTTTTCCTTGCTTGGTTTGAACTCCTGTAAGGATAGCACCGAGCCTGAAAGTGGTGAAAAGACAGGCACACAACATGGAAGCGCACTCCTTCAAACCAGTTATGGGTGACAGGTGTGAAAACAGCGGAGTGCGCTTCCAGTTGTGATGTGTTCGAGCGAACTGCAGCGCCGGCCGACGCAAAGACCCGAGAATCGGCTGAGCCGTAGCAACTGACGGCCAATACCAAAACAGAGCGGCGGGAAGTAAGCGGGGTAGCGACCTGGTGTCACAACCAAAATAACAAAAGTAGCAAGCGTGGTAGTTGTTTGGCGGTACCAGTTGTTATCCCTTGCTGGCTGGTACCGCCCCTTTTTTACACAACACACGAGAGCATCACCGGGTGACGGGCTCATAACCCAATCCACCCGGGCGGCTTCCTAACCGCAGGTGCTCTCCTGTGTTGTGTGGAGAAACTAACCCGTAGCGCCTGTGCAGAGGCGCTCAGAGGACAACCTAATGAATAACCCGTTCTTCAAAAACCTTCTGACCTACCGCCTGAGCCGCGATGTGATCATCGTCGACGACAATGACACCGCAGAGCTGGCTCAGAAGCTGGAGGCGTTCCGCTTCACCCCATGCGGCAGCCAGGACTTCGCCAAGGCGGGCTGGGTACCGCCAATGGATACCCTTTCCGATCAGCTGTTCCACCTCACCGGCGGCCAGCTGCTGCTGGTAATTCGTCGCGACGAGAAGATTCTGCCTAAGCAGGTCATTACCGAGGAACTGAACAAGAAGATTGCGAAGCTGGAAGCCCAACAGGGCCGCAAGCTGAAAAAAAAAGAAAAGGACTCTCTGCGCGATGAGGTGCTCCATTCCCTGCTACCTCGTGCTTTCACCCGCAGCAGCACGATCCGCATTTGGGTAAACCTACAGAACGCATTGGTGCTGGTCGATTCCTCCAGCGCCCGCCGGGCCGAAGACGCGCTGGCGCTGCTGCGTAAAACTCTCGGCTCCTTACCGGTGGTGCCGCTAACGATGGAAACCCCGATAGAGCTGACGATGACCGAATGGGTGCGCTCTGGATCCGCGCCTCAGGGTTTCGCCCTGGGTGATGAAGCTGAGCTCAAGGCCATCCTTGAAGATGGCGGAATCGGCCGCTTTAAAAAGCAGGAACTCTCCAGCGAAGAGATCACCACCCACCTTGATGCTGGCAAGCTGGTAACCCGGCTGTCGCTGGACTGGCAGCAGCGCATCAATTTCGTTCTGAGTGATGACGCGGCGATTAAGCGCCTCAGGTTCGCCGACGAGCTGCGCGACCAGAACGATGATATTGATCGGGAGGATGCCGCCCTTCGCTTTGACGCTGACTTCGTCCTGATGACCGGCGAGCTTAATGCCCTACTAAAAAATCTGACGACGGCGCTAGGCGGCGAAGCCCAACGATAACCCCTGAGTAGTGACCTTCCCCATCGTAATGGGTTGGGTTGCTACAGCCTAAATTCCGCTTAATCGGGATAAATGGAGGCAATGTGAACCATATCGAGTTCATTGAAAAGAACGTCCGGGAAGAGCTAATTCGGGCTGGTTTTCCCGTAACGGTGGCCCAGGGGGGGGCATGGCAGGCGATCGACCTTTATAAGCGTATGTCCCAGGCCAGTAAAAAAGGCGCGATCTTTGATGACTGCTTACGCTTCGCGAAATTGTGGGCTGAGAAACAGACCTCAAAAACTGAGCTGAAGCAAAAGAAAACCACGAAGAAGACCACTCAGCCTGGTCTGTTTTGATAAAAGCGCGGTGCAGCGCGTATTAATGGAGAACACGTAATGTCATATATTCAGACACTATCCGGGAAGCATATTAACTACCTCAATATTCATCACGACGATATCGTGATCGAGGATATTGCCACTGCCCTTTCTCACATCTGCCGCTTTGCCGGCCACCTACCGGAGTTCTACAGCGTTGCGCAGCATTCGGTGCTGGTGAGCCAGCTGGTTCCCGCAGAGTTCGCGCTCGAAGCGCTGCTGCATGATGCAGCTGAAGCCTACGTCCAGGATATTCCCGCACCGCTGAAGCGTATTCTGCCTGATTACCGGCGCGTCGAAGCGTATGTTGATGGCGTGATCCGCGAGAAGTTCGGACTGCCGGCCCACCAGCACCCAACCGTTAAATATGCCGACCTGGTCATGCTCGGTACAGAACGCCGCGACCTGGACATCGACGACGGCACGGTGTGGCCCGTCCTCGTCGGTATCCCTCCAACCGACCTGTTTACCGTTATTCCGCTCCGCCCGGTGCAGGCCTACGGTCTGTTCATGGCCCGGTTCAACGAGCTGATGGGGATCCGCAAATGCGCCTGACTAATGTCCAGTTAATTCACGCCGCCCACCATGCTGCACGCTATTTGCCGAAAGCGTCGGCAGAAATGGTAAGGGAGCTGGCCACACGATTGGATGTTTCACTGGTGGCGCTGCGCGAAAAGGCGAAGCAGCGGGATGCGCTGGCCGCTCCTGATTCATTCGCTGTCATCAGTGAAAATATTCGAACACAGGATAATCGCGTTACCTCAGAGCCGATGTTTTGCGTCTACCAGAAGCGAGAAATTGTTGCTCATGAAGACTATGACCATGACCGAATCGTGTGGGTTGATGAGGATGGGAACGAGGCCAATGAACGCCAAAGAATGCGCCTCGAATTGCTCCATGAAAACTATCGCGAGCCGCCAGAAAAATGGCGCAGGATTGCAGTAAAAGAAATTGATGAGTTCGTTACTTGCTGTTTCACCGAGCAAGGTTGCAAAGACTACTTGGCATGTAACGGTCACAACCTTCGGCAGCCGTTCATATACGTCAAAAGCGGGTTCAGGAACGCTGAGTATATCGGCATTCGTAATTGGCTCGCTGGCATCAGCATCAAGGGGGGTAGGGATATGAAATCAATTATCGTGACAATTGAAATTGAGGTGCCTGACGAGGCGACAGACAAAGATATTACTGATTTTGTCGATGTTGAGTACGGCCAGTGCAACAGCATGAAGATGGATAACCCCTGTCGTGGTGACGCGGTGGAGATATTCAGTGCCACCTGGAAGAAGGACTAACCCATGACCAAATTCACCAAAGAGCAGTTAATCGATCAGGCGCGTGAAGAAGTTGATTTTTGGCGCGAGCGTGACGAGCTAATTCCCTCTCAGCAAACAGCTATACGCCTGCGCCTGGCTGAAATCACGCTGGCAGCGCTGACGGCTGAACCGGTTGCGTCCTGCTTCATTGCGGATGGCCAGATGTGCCTGGATGGGTTTGGCGAAAACCAGCACGACCTGACAGATGGTGAGCATCAACTCTACGCAGCCCCGCCAGCGCCGGTAGTGCTGGATGGTTATGTACTGGTGCCGATCATTCCAACTGAGGACATGATTATTAACGGCTTTGAGGCAGAGCTAAGAGAAGAATTTCGTGCCCCGGAAGCGTTGGAAACATACGAAAAAATGAGCGGCTGCGAGCTGGCGGCGCACCGGACTAAGTTATGCTGGGCTGCAATGATTGCTGCGGCGCCACAGCAGGAGAGAAAAATATGAACCACTTAATGATCGACCTTGAAACGATGGGCAATAAGCCTACCGCACCCATCATCGCGATCGGGGCCGTACTGTTCGAGCCTTCTACCGGTGAGTTGGGTCCCGAGTATTACGCCGTTGTGGATCTGGAATCATCCATGGTTCGGGATGCAGCAGCTGACCCCAGCACCATTCTCTGGTGGATGAAGCAGAGCGCCGAGGCGCGGGCAGAAATCACTAGCGATAAACGCGTGAATATCACCAATGCGCTCGGCGGTCTAAGTCGCCTGATAGATGAAAACTGTACTTCGAAAAACCTGCAGGTTTGGGGGAACGGGGCAACTTTCGACAACGTGATCACCCGGGCCTCTTTCGAACGTCATGGCCTTTTCTGCCCATGGGAATTCTGGAATGACCGAGATGTACGAACAATCGTAGAGCTGGGCCGCGCTGTCGGGTTTAACCCGCGCTACGAAATTCCCTTCGAGGGTGATATGCATAACGCCCTGGCGGATGCGCGGCACCAGGCGAAGTATGTTTCGGCAATATGGCAACGACTCATTCCGATCGCCAACGATAATATTGTTTAAGATAAACGCCCGGGTGCAGCCGGGCTAGTGGAGAAAATTATGCTGAACCTCGATTGTGTCCCTATCTCAACTTATTGCAGTGAAACAGGCGAGACTCTCGAAGCCATTAATAAACGCGTGCAGCGTGGTGTATGGCGGGAAGGAGTTCAAGTGCTGAAGGTGGAAGGCGTTAAGGAGAGATGGATTGATCTAAGTGAGGTAGCTAAATGGGCAAGACAGAGTCGCCTAAACTCCCGCGCGGCGTGACCATCAGGAAGCACAGCCAGGGTGAAACCATCAATATCACATTCACATATAAAGGGGTGAAATGTAGGGAGCCCCTTTCTAATTTAGAAGTGAGCAGCAAAAACTTGAAATACGCCGAGCGGACCCTCGGCGAAATACACAATAAAATTGAGCGTGGCACTTTCGTGTATGCAGAGTACTTCCCCCGATCTTCTCGCCTGAAGATGTTCGGGAATGCAGCTGCTGGCAAGACAATAAAAAATTACCTTGATGAGTACATAGATATCTGTGAGACGCGGCAATTATCGCCTTCTACGATCGGCGGATATAAGAAATGCCGTAGTGCGCTGGCATCCCTACATTCGTTCCCGGCCAGTGAGCTTACGCCAGCAGCAATGAAAGCATGGATCCAGAGTCAGACAACAACTCTGAAAACAATCCGCAATCAGCTCTCTTATCTGCGTTCGGCGCTGGATGAGGCCGTTACCGATGGCGTATTGCAGATCAACCCTGTTTCACTGGTGAAGGCATCTCGGTATCAGAGCAAAAAAACAGACAAAGAAGATGACTATATAGTTGACCCGTTCGCCCCTGAAGAGGTTGAGGCCATTTATCAGAGCGCTAAATATGAAGAGTGGCTGAACACCTTCCGGTTCGAGTTCAATACCGGCGTTCGCCCTTCAGAATTATGTGCGCTTGGCTGGGCTGATATCGACTTCATCGGGAAAACGGCTCACGTACAAAACGCCAGTGTAGTGGGCGTGATCAAGGAAACAAAAACCAAAGCCGGCACACGAAAAATAGAACTGAATGACGAGGCACTGAATGCATTACTGGCTCAGAAAAAGTTTACCTTTATGAGTAGCCCTTATGTGTTTTGCGATCCCAAGACAGGGAAGCCCTGGGCTAACGCGGACGCCATCCGAAAAAAAGCTTGGGTGCCGACGCTCAAGAAGGCTGGCGTCAGATACCGTAACCCGTACCAGACCCGTCATACTTTCGCAACGCGGCACATCAGCCAAGGCGCGAACCTGTTCTGGCTGGCCGGGCAGATGGGCCACAAAGGGCCAGAGATGTTGTTCAGGCACTATGGATCGTACCTTAAGGAGTACGACGGCAAAACGGAGAACAGACCTAAACAGGTCAACGGCAGGACGTGA